GCTGCCTATTTGCTTTCTCCCGTTATCCCAAGGTCTTTAGGGCAATTTTCGTAAAAATCTGTAATACCCTACTTCAAAATTCAATTTCCCACCGTTACCTATATAAGGAACCTCCAAAAAACTGAATTTCTCTCTCACCTGCCAAACAAACCTACACCCCTCTCCCACCTCCCTCCTTTAAATTTAAGGGTTTATGGGTGAGGTATCCTAGACGTAAAACTGTTAGCCTTTCTTTTTATCTAAATTTACGTTAAGCGTATCTGTTAAAACCCTAAATTAACGTAAAATTTATCTTACTTAGTGAAACGTCATCTCAAGGATTATTATTTGCGATAGAAACGTTTATTTATTTAACCAGCTTATTCTTTTTTGGGTAACAAAAAATGTTAGACGTGAACCTATTAAGGGAAATAAATCAACACATAAAGTATCCAATTTTTAAGCCAATCGATATTAATGTAGATTCTAAAGAGAAAAAGATTAAGCTAACCGTTAGACTAGACAGATATACCTTAACAGAAGGCGAGGAAAAGGAAATAAGGGACTTTTTACGCGTTAACAATAGGTTATATTTAGAGGACGGTAAGCATATAGAGGTTATCGTAGGAGGGTATACTGATATAGATAATAACGAAATAATCGTAACTATGGACTTCTGGTTTATAGAGAGCGTTTTACAGGTTTTCGAAAATATTTATATTAAGTTAGGTGCTTAACATGATTAACTTAAGCGAGATTAAATTACCGATAAAGGTAAACGATATAAAAGTTGAAAACCTAAAGGGCTCTGTTCACATTTTCATAAAACTATTCGATAGGGAGATGGATCCTAAGTCTTATCTAAAGTTGATAAGGGGATTAGAGAAAGATGGACACCCAGTTAGACATGTGGGAAAATGTTACGAAATAACGCACTGGTTCTATCAAAATCCAGATATGAATAAGTATATGACAGCTTTACGCTTATGTTACGAAACTAATAAATTATGCGTATATGAATCTGTTCATGTGGTTATACATGTCTGATCCAATAATAGAAGGTTTTAGAAGAAAAGGATGTAATTATTGGGAAGAGCAGGATATAGCGTATGGTCTAATGGACTTTAAGGGTAAGACCTTACTTAATATAGGGGCAGACTGTGGTACGACTGTTTATTATGCGTATTTAAAGGGTATTAAGCACGTTATAGCTTACGAAAAGGATCCTAACCTTAGGAAATACCTTTACTCTTTTCCATTTGTAGATGTTAGGGGAGAGTGGGTAAACCAATATGATAATGCAGACTTACTAATAATGGACTGTGAGGGTTGTGAGGTATTTTTAGATTTATCCCAGCTTAATAAGTATTCTCAGTACTGTATAGCTATTCACTCATGGATCCCAAATTTTAGGGACTTTTTACTCAAATTTAGAGGAAACAGATTAACTTATGTAACTCCAGACCTAAAGGAATTCGTGTTATGTAAGGTGTGAGATTATGGAAATAGGGGATTTGGAAAGCGAAATAATAGACCTAATAGCTTTTCCACCTTACTCATTTAAGAACTGGGAGATTCCAGAGTTAGACGGTAGTTTTAAGATAAGGATCCTATTGAAAGGGTATAAGTGCTATGAAAGCTTATTCATTAGATTAATAGAGAAATTACAAAAGGAAATAGGTTTAGATCCATATTTTAATGAGAAAGGCGAAAGGGGTGGTAGAAAGTTAATAGGTAAAGTTAACTCTAAGGTTAAGATCTATCTTGATATAGCGTATAACCTTAATGAGGAAAAAATAAAGATATATCTTTCTTTAGAGGGGAGTAGTAGATAAAAGGTCCTACGTAATTTTTTCGTAGTTTTACGTTAGTCCAATATTTTTAGTGTCTTTACGTAAAGTTTGTTGTTTTCGTAGTATAAGATTAAGGCGTATCTTTCTTCTACATTTTTACCATCTTTATCGTATATCCTTATTATGTAACCTATTTTGGTAAAGTCTGAAGGATACCACTTTTTATAGTCTACATCTCTCTTTAGTATTTGGCTTAGCCTTTTACACAAGTTGTAAATTGAGATCTGAAAACCATTTATCTCATCTAACATTAGTTCTTTTATTAACTCTTTTGTGTCAGACACTTTTATCGTATCTATTCTTTTTTGAGGACTTAAAAAGTTTTTATATAAGTTAACAGTATCTTATTTTATGGATCTAAAAAATCTGTATACGGAAATCCTAGATGCTATGAACGCTAAGTTATCGTTATTTTTTATAGAGGACTATTCTACTGTTATAGCGTTAAACCCTACTTATATAAGGTTAGTGACATATGACGGTAAAGAGGTAGTGAGGGTATTTTTTGATAAATATGCTTTAGTCCTAAAAGAAAGTGGGTATGAAATAATGGTCTTTTAAAGAGAACTGTTTTTTATTTTTCCGTAAGTCTTTTTAACCCATCAGTTTGTTTTATATTTATGCCTAAGTATGTCCCTCCAGAAGTAAAGGAAAAGGTAAAAGAGAGAACTATCCAGCTTTTTAAAATGGGTTATTCCTATAGGGAGATCCATGATATTATAAAAGAGGAATTTGGATCTGGAGTATCTGAAGCTATGTTATTTTTAGAGTCTTTACCAGAAGAGGTAAAGTTACAGCATATAGATGCATATGTTGAGAGGATGTATAAGGCTTACTTAATGCTTTATGGTGAAAAAAAGGCTAAAGAAAAGGCAGAAAAGTTAAGGAAAAGCCTTTTAGTCAGAAGGGAGAACTTTAAGAAATGAATTATTCTTTTTTGATGTGTATCAACACAGTAAGCTTTTTATATTGGTTTTATGTTATTTAAATCGGGTTAACCCTATGTCTAACCTATCTAAAGGTCTAAAATTTAAGGAAAAACAAGCTTCTTTTTTATACGACCTAATTTTAAGGGAGATCAAGACTGAAGATAAGTTAGCCTCTAGTATAACTAATCTAGTTGTTAATTCTGGTTCTTTTAAGATAGATATTGAGATTGGCGAGTTTAAGGTAAATGAAAAGGCTATAGAAGAGTTAGATAATGCCTTACTAGATTTAGAACCAGAGCATACTAATTATGATGAGACTGTTGATAAGATCATGACTTACGATTTCTTAATGGATGAGGTAGTTGTTAGGGGATATAAAATAAGGCAGATTTTAAGCGTAAAATTAAACTATACTAGATCAACTGTTTATTTAACTACTACTTTAGTAGGTGTTAAAAACTATGATTAACGAAAAAATCTTAGAAGAGTCTTTACCTAAGGTTTTAAAAGATAAAGATACTATCAAGCTAATGATTAAGATAGGCGAGTTTGATGCCACTGAAGAAGATTTAAAGAGATTAGCAGAGATAGCGAGTGACTTATGGGATTCTATTTATATACCTAAATATGATGTAGAGGTTTTATTTTACCCATTAATTAAAAAGGAGAACGGGAAAGCAGTTTTATATCAAGTTCTAAAGTTTATTGAACCTTCTTTAGAAGGGTAAGTCATCTTTTTTTATATGCCAAAAATTTTTATACCCTTTTTCTTAGATATATACTTAGATAGCCATGGTAGAGCTATCTAAGTTTAAATCTACGTGGATTTCAAGTAAAAACGTAAGAGATTTTTTAGGTAAAAAGTTAGTAGTCCAGAATTTCGATATAGTTGATGGGATGTACGGGAGTAATATCGTATTATACGTAAAGGTAGTAGATGGCGATAACGAATACCCTACGATGAAAGTAAGGTTAAACAGAGTCTCTATAGAGAACTTAGAGAGGAAGGGAGTAACTCAAGCAGAAGAGTTAATCGGTAAAGCAATAAAGTTAAGTACTGTAAAAACTAGGATGGGAGAAAGCGTTTTAGTAGACTTAGCCTAATCTTTTTACTCTCACAAAAAGTTAAATACCCTTTTTTTCTACTCTTTATTTATGTATAAAGTACTTTACCGAGACCCATATTTTTCGTTATACGAAATAGATGGTCATACAGTTCAAGTAATCAAGAAAGATAACGCTATAATAAGAACGACATGTGACTGTTTCGCCTTTATTTTTGATAAAGAGTGTAAACACAGAAAAATAGCCATTATATTGGAAAAGAACCTAAATAAGGATTAATCATCTACCTCTTTAACTTCTGTTTTGGGTAATTCAATTAAGCCTTTTTTGGAATATGCTAATATTAAGTTGATATCTGTTAAGTACTTTTTCTTCAGTTCTAATATATCGTTTATGTAATCGTAGATTAGTTTATACATATATTCAGTATAACTTATGGTCTCATCACTCATTTCTGTTCACCCTGTTTTTTGAATAGGTTTTCTAATAATGATCTAACTGTATCTGGTGAAATGTTAAGCCTTAATAGTCTTACTATCATTTCTGATATAGCATCATATAGGGTTGTAGGTCTTTCCATCTGTCTCTGTCTCTCAAAAACAGCTATTGGATCTCCTATATAGGGAGGTAAGTAATTAACCAATATACTAGTCAGTAACTTACCCTGTTCATCAAGATATGACTGTTCTACTTTTAATGTTTCAGTGTAATGGTCATAAAAATCACTAGTATAATCTATTAACCTATCTATCAAGTCTTTAAACGCTTTACTCTTTACGATAGGTTTGGTATCTGGGATCTTATCAATAATGGTTTTCCAATAATCGAAATAACTGAGGATTTGAGAATGGATATACATTAGCTCTTTTGTATCGATGTCTTTCCTTACGTTTATTTTGCTTAGATCCATAAATTATAAAAGATTAGACTAAGATATTTAACTTAATGTCCAGTAGTTCAAACCCTAATCCAAATAGTAAGCCATCTATAGGTTTAGCGATGATAAGGATATTCGTAATCGTAGGAATAGTTTTATCATCTATAGGGATACCTATAGGTCTTTACGAATTAGGTCAGTTAATTGGTAACCATATGGCTTATAGTGACTTAGTTAATGGTTATGCGTATGGTGGGCTATTCCAAGTAATTTATAATGCCACTCATGTAACATCTTATCAACAGTTATCACAGATATCTGGGGCTATGGGTACGACTTTAGCCGTTAGTGACGTTAATACTATTTCATTAGCTTTACTATTGTTAGGATTTGCTATTGGTTTACCATTAGCAGGAGAACTATACTTATTTTACAAAAAATTGACTGAAGAGAGCTAATTTTTTTGTATCATTTTATATACTTCTTTTTTCTTAATCGATAATAATGGCTAGGAAAAAATCAGTTCTAAAAAGGATGTCTAGGAGTCCAGCAGACGTAGCCAGTAATGCGTGGGATAAATACCTATCTAAGATTAACCAAATGATAGCTAATTATACTAGTGTTATGCAGAACATGCCCAGTAATGCAGACGCAGAGGCTAGATATGAGAAAGGTGTAGCCACATGGACCGCTATAATGAGGAATCCAGAGGTTAGGAATGGTATTGCAGGAGTTGTTAGGAATGCTAAATATACTTATGAGAAAACTCTAATGGGAGTAAGCTCTACTGGTACTGTTCCTATAACTATTCCAGCACAGACTGGATAAAAAAGGTGAAAAATTTTGAGTTATCAAACTTTACAAAGGTTTAATTTTTCTAACCTTACTAGTGATCTATCAGAAGCTATAGGTGCCACGATAGGTATAGTAGCAGGAGGTTACTTATCATTAAAAGTATTCGCTAACTCTACTTATATGGGTCCAATAGTAACTTTAGCTATTGGTTTTGTTATCTTATTAGTGTTTCCAGATCTAGGGTTCTTAAATGGTATCGGTGCGGGCATGTTAGGTTACGGATTATATAAAATAATTCAAGTAGCATCTAACGGAGCAATCGTATAAGCTAAAGTTTTATTTTTTACTTTTTCTAACTCTTTTTTATGGGATTAATCTCAAGTGTTACGAATTATCTTAAAAGTAAGGGCACTTTTGGATTCGTTATAGCTCTATTGTTATTTATAATAGTAGGTTTAATAGATACTATCGTAGGTTCAATAATCTATGAATTTTTCGCGTGATAACCATGAGTTTCTTATCATCTTTACTTAAAATTTTACTTTCTCCAGTTATTCCTATAGTCCCTAAAACTCCTATTAGTACTACTACTCCAGTCTCTACTCAAACGGTAACACAGTTAGTAACTCAGACCGTTACACAAGTTTTAACTCAATATGAATATGTATATTTAAGTGCCTCATGTCCTGTATGTCCTATATCTACTACTGTGCCACAAGGTTATACGTTAGTATATTATTATCAGATAAGTAACCCATATTCTCAAGACCTAAACGATATTCAAGTGCCAATAGAGTTAGTTGTAAATAATCCTCTTAGCTATATCTTTTGTGAGGATCAAGCATGTAATAAACCGTTATTTTCATGGTATGAACCTAGTGGTATCTTTTGGGTATTAATTCCGTTTATTCCAGCTAACGGTGATATTGTAATTTATTTATACGAGAATGGTGACGTAAATTATCCATATACTGGTACTTTTGGATCCCCATTATATGATAATGGTAGAGGCGTGTTTTACGAATATTTCTCTTTTTATGATACATTACCTCATGAATGGAGCACATGTTATAATGCAGTATCTCCTAATTATAACTCTACTTATGCGACTTTACCAGTAAACCCACCAGATGGTGGTATTGGTAGCGATTACGCCTATCCAGTAATAGGGTATTGGATAGATTTCTATGTGGCTTTACCATCAACTAGTTCTAGTGATATATCTAGTAGTGTGATGGCTTTAGGAGTAGGTTCATGTAATACAACCAATACTTATTTTATAGGAGGCGGAGGAGGAGATACTTGTGGTAATAATGCTAACGGATTCGCTTTCTGTTATGATAATTTTGGTACAACTAATCAATGGGGAGTTTACGTAGGTACAACACAAGTAGCACCTAGTCCGTTAAATTATACACCTAACAATTTCGCACTATACTCTATAGGAGTTCTCAGCAGTTCTATTATATTCCAAATGAATTATAACAATCAATTCATTTATTCTGGATCCCCACCCATATCTATGGGTAATTTAGTAATTTTAGATAGTATAGGCACAATTGGCTTAGGGTTTGTAAGAATGAGAAAAGCCACACCAGACGGAAACAACTTACCAGTCTTAACGTTTACTCCTAGTGGGGCTTTAGCATCATAAGATAAAGATTTTTTACTTCAGTTAGATTATTTTTTATTATGTATACTCAGACAGTATCAGAAGTTATCGGTACTTTTACGGGCATATTTTTAGGAGGGTACTTTACGGTATCTGTATTAAGTGGTGCTATTGCTTCTAGTATTGTTGAAATAATAATAGCCATTATCTTACTTTACCTATTTCCAAATCAAGGCTTTATGAACGGATTAGGAATTGGAATATTAGCGATAGGGGTTTTAAATCTGGTAGCTAAACAAACTGGGGTACAATTATGAAAGAAAATATAGGAGATTTAGCTTTATGTTTATTTAAAGTAGCTAAAGATGAGGGGATAATAGTAGATCCCCATACTTTTCAAAAAGTCTTTTTCTTAATCCAAACAGAAGATAAGGTAGATTTAGGCTTAAAGTTTGAACCGTGGTACCTTACTCCTATGTCTTATGAATTGGTTATAGTTTTGGCAGAGATGATTAAAAGGGGTATAATTGAGAGAAAATTTTTAGAGTTACCAGATCCAGTAAATAGGGCTATAAAATGGGATATACCTCATTATGAATTGGCTATAGATTATACTGAGTCATGTAGTTTAGAAGATAAATTTAGGAAATGGTTGAAGATGGATACAGTTGAACTATTACGTTATATAGAGAAAAAGTACCCAGATTATATATTAAGTCTAGATTCTCTCGCATAAGTTATTTTTACTATGAAATTTTATAACTCTTGAGATTAATCGTATCTTAATGAGTGTTAGCCTATCAAATATAGGGAGTTCTATAAGTAATTTCTTTAGCGAAATTGTTAACAATCCAGCGTATCTATTGGCTTTTGGCATATTTATCGTATTCTTAATATTGATAATATAGGTGATAAGAAGTGATTAGTCCAGACGGTTATCTGGAATTACTTATACCCACAGCTTACGAAAAGAACTTTAGGTTATTATTAAGAGATTTTCCATCTACATCTGTTCAATTAGGAAATGCCTATATATGGAATGCTTTCTTTCAGAGGTTTACAGACTATGGTAACTTACATCAGACTATAGTATCAAATGCTCAAGATATAGGTCCTTACGATAAGATGATTTTAGAACAGAACCCTTATTATACTAATGAGAACATAAGACAGAGCATATTAAAGGTCATAAGGAAAACTTTCATAACTAACGTTTATTACTATACTTTAGCACTTTTTACAAATGGGTATATTATAGCTAATACTAATCAAGGGGCTTATTCTTTAGGTTTGTCTGGTTTACCTCAGTTCTATATCGTTTTTGATGGTATAGTACCTTTCTCTATCCAATTTATAATACCAATTCAGGTTACGAAAAACCCATTAAATGGAAACCTATGGAATTATTCAGCAGTGGGAGAAATAGCCTTATCATCTAATAATCCAAATGATCCCCACTGTTATCTTTTAAAATATCCATATACTACTCCAGAAAGCGTATCCTGTACTCTATCACAATCAACAGTTACTACTGAATCTGGCTCTTCTGTTAACGCAGTATTTTATCAGTCTGGAAGTACTTTACAGAATACTTATTCTGGAGACTGGATTTTAGACGCTATAGCCACATGGTTTAATTTAACCTCTTATGTGCCAAACGGTAATACCTCAGTAACTGTTAGTAATTTGGTATTACCCAATGGTAGTACTTATAGTCCATCATCATCTTATAACCCTTCTATTTACGTTTTGCAAACTTATTTACCATTAATTTATCCCACAACTAACGCTTTACCCTCTAACTTATACGGAGTAGTAAGGGCTCATTTAATCTTTACTAGATTTATCTCATTAAACCAGACTGTAATTAATAATGCAGGAAATGCTATTTCTTATTTTGGTAATATAGCTAATCCTAGACCTATAGATGTTAATATTCATGGTAATCCAAATACTGGCGTAAATGTTACAGTAGTAAGAGCAGGAGGTGAATCAGAGACTATTACATGTAATAAGTTATGGCTTAATGACCATTTTCTAATAATAACGCCTTTAGGGGCTATAACTAAGGGAGGTTTCTGTATTGATATTAATAATACGCCACATATAATAGATACATCATCTTACTTATTCTCATCTAACACATTTGTACACACTTACTTATATGCCTCTTATTCAATGAATGGCTATAACTATATTACTTATCAACCACTAAGTAATAGTGTGCTTAAATCAACTTTAAACGCCCCTAACGTATATGTTCCCACAGTAGGAAAGATAAAGAACGGAAACGTATCTAAAGTTGTGGTATCTCAAAATGGTACATATATAGATCATGCAGTAGCGTTATCAGATGTTAATCTATATAATGAGTTTCACAATTCTTACGATGCACAGAATACCACTCCTATAATAGGAGTAGGAGAGATAAGTGCAGGAGGGGCGATAGGATCCTTATCAGCTCTCCTAAGTATGTTAATATTTGGAATAGTTACCACGGTGAAATGAGATGACAGTAGTAGGTCAGTCTGGAGGATGGATAGCCTCCAATTCTGGACAGATAACTCCTAATTGTAGCGTAAATCCAGCGTCTTCTCCGTGCTCTAGTACAGTAAATAAAATGACTTATGGAATACCATCGGGTCAGTGCGGAGAACTATTTACCAGTGTACCGACTCTATATTATTCATCTTGTGGATCTACACCTATGACATGGGTAGTTACTAATCCACAAAATCAATCATTTGCTTTTCAAGTGTTAGTATCATCTTCAGACCCTAACTTTATTGTAGTAATTATATATAACCCTAATGGCGTTAATACAGCAGATCCAAATTCATTAAATCTAATAGCCTCTATTGTAGCGACTTTTGCTAACGTATCTCAAGGTTATATTAAGGGAATAATTAATCCTAATGAATTAGGCACAAGTGTTAACCAGTGGATAAACCTTACTGTTGAAAACTCTAATCCAGACGGAAACTATCAAGATGCCCCTATCCAGTGTAGTAAACAAACCAGTACAGCAGGTATTAATTATATCGTATGCCAGAGTAATATACAGTCTATGGCACCTAACTCTAATTATGTAGTAGCAGTATTCGATGATAATGGTAATCCAGTAGACTACGGTATGTACGCTCAAGTTTTCGTATGTAATCAACCTTATAGCCAATTACAACTATCTAATCCAGCGACAGCAATAGAGGGATGCTATGTATATACTGAATGGTCTACTCAGTCTGGAATAATTGATATACCGATACCCTCTTATATCACTGGTGGATATTTCGGAGCTAACGTATATATAGAGGATAATAACGATTTCGATAGTGTAAATGCAGGCTTTTGGGTATCAATAAGTACTAGTGCACCTTTATACTCTTATAATGTAAATGATATCTATAACGCGTTATCTAAATTAGTAGGTTCATCTCAAGCTAACACAGCTAAACAGTCACAGAGTAATCAGAAATCAACATCTGACCCATCAACTCTAAAGAACCCACCGACTTTATCTATCCCAATATTAGCAATACAACACACTCCTTTATTAATAACGCAAAACGATAGAACTATACCAATTAATGTAGGAGAGTTAGCTAAAGGATATGTTGAGATGCCTATAGATATTAAAACTCCAGTTAGCGTAGTTACTAGAATAGGTTCAGTAGGTAACATAAGTGTATTACCAATAAATGCCTCTGGGTTATTATCAACTAAATCAAGTTATGGTTACGTGGGAATAAGCAATAGACCTTATACTCCGTTACCTGTATTATTACCACATTACTCTAAAGGATTATCAGTCCCTAAAATTTCACCATCTAATGTAATAACGAAAATGCCAGTAGCTAACATAAGACAAGGGGCTATAAGTGCACCGACACAATATTCTCAGAGTGTAACTTATCAGAATAATGCAGGGATCCCACCTATATCTACTAGTAATTACGTAGTAACTACTACTAGTGTTAATACGAAATATAATACTGGATATACTACGGGCTCATTATATATTACTGGACCTTCAGTTCAATCATCTGGGTATTTAAGTTATAGTCCACCTTCTACTTCTGGATTCGGAGGACAGACTTACATCTTACCACAGAATGGATCTATAATAATTAATAACAGTGGTCAGGATATCGATGTTGAGACTACTCGCCAGAATTTTGATGATATAGTAAATAACGGAGTGGTTACTAGACCAATAGGAGTAGTTGAACAATCTCAACCTGTATCATCTGGTTCATTAACCTTTACTTATTCTAGACCAGTAAGTATTACTATGGGAGCAGACCCTACTACAGTAACTATAAGTAAAAGAGGAAATAACGTAATATTCGTAAATTCTGGACAGAAATCAGTACAGTTATATGCTTCTAATGGTAACCCCGTAAGTTATAATGTAAATTATCCAGAAGTTTACGTAGTTCATACTAAAGGATTAGGAGCATCATTAACTACAGCAATAATAGAGGGATTAAAGACTAATCCAGCCAGTTCAGCTTTCTTAGTGTTACCTTTCCTACTGTTCTTAATATAAGGTAAACCTTTTTTTCCTATTCTCTAACTATTTCTTATGAATCATTTAAAATACATAAATGAAAAGACTATCCTAGAGTTTAGGTTATATCACATGGATAGAAAAGTTATTGAAACGCTTAAAAACTTAGGAGAATTATCAGTTAGGCGATAAGAGATGTGGGTAGCTTTTGGGGCTAAATCAACTAGTAAAGTAGCTAAGGACCTTAACGAAAAGGTACCGACTAAAAAATTAGCATATATGGGTCCTTTTAACCCTAACATTTGGAAAAATTATGACGCAATTTATGGCGTAGTTGAGTGGGTATTAGAAGAGGATGAGATATTATTTCTGAATAACTTAGCTAAAAAGATACCTATTATATTCGCATCTTATTATGCCAGATTTTTAGCCAGATGTTACCCGTGTACAGTTGTTCATCATGAGGTGGCTAATGATTTTCTAATGGCTAAAGCTAACGAAAAGTTCAGTGATTACGATTCCTTTACTATTTTCTTTTATATGGAAAGGAAAAATCCAGATATATTAGAGAAATTAATTAGGCACCCTAAGTTTAAGAGAAAACTACTTATCGTGTCTAACAACTGTACTAAACTTAATACGCATAATAGCAAATGTATTAACTCTTTTGGAAACCTAGTTGAATCTGACGTAAAAGCATTAATGTTAAATAAAACCTTTATTTGGGTCTCTGGAAATGAGGGGTTTGGTTTACCACCATTAGAAGCTTCTAGTGTGGGTAGCCCAGTAGCAGGGTATAGAGTAATGCCATTATCTGAGTGGTATCCATTTCCTAATAAACTATATGGTAAGATTTCGTTTAAAGAGGTAAGAATGGGAGGTGTATTAAATCCGACAGCAAAACCAGATGATCTAGATGATTTTGTAGAATACGTAAACAGTATAGAGAGAAAGCAGGATAAGGACCTTAGGGATTACGTTTTAGAAAACTATACAAACAGAAAGCAATATTATAAAATAGATGAGATAGTTAATAGGTGAAAGATATGAATAAACCCACACCACAACCTCAGTTAAACCCGAGACAGAGTAAGCTTTTAACAATATTAAATCAAGCACTAAACATTAAAGTATATACTAAAGACGGGAGTATTGAATGTAACGCAATATTATATGAGCAACCTATGGGATTTGTTTTATGTTTAACTCACGAAAACGTTATAGGGATAAAGAGAGAAGACGTAATAAGAGTAGAATGGAATGTTTTAGATGATGAGAAATGATGGGACAGACTGATAACGATTTCACAGATTTTCTAGTCAGAACAAATAAGACCACAATCACAGACTGTTACTTAGTGGGGAGTGACGGATTTTATATTAAAACAGACTGTGTAAAGATTATTAAAGGAAATAAAAGTAGTGCATCAACCTTTTTTCTACCTTTATCTTTATCCGTATTAATGTTACTGGTGAGTATAATATGAGCATTATCTCAGATGCCTCTTCTGTAGCCACAATAGTTTTTTACATATTTTTCTTTTTATCTATAACTTTCAAACCAGTTAAGAAATGGTTACTCCGCGTTCTAATTTTAGATACTCTTAGAGATTTCTTAGCAGACGGAGACCAAACAATAAAAGAAATAAGATCACTTTACTATTTACTTAAGATAGCCTTAGAACATAAAGACGTAATGAAAAAAGAAGAATTTCACGTTATAGAAAAAGATGACTAATCATTTTTCTTAGCCATCTTTATCGCGTTATCTATTTTATCTTTATTCTCATTAAGTACCTCTTTAATACCCCCTTCGATATCATTAAGCAATGATAACCTCGATAGAACAAATTGGTAACACTCATCATTTTCACATGTAATCCTTAATTCTATCACCTTACTTTTCTTATGTCCTATAACATCTATCTTATTTATGCCTCTCTGTTTTAGTTCACTTAAAATATAATTTGCTATGACAGATGGATCTATCATTACTTTAACAATATTACCTAATGCTTATAAATCTATACGCAAAATTTTTATTATGAAAAAAGAAATCCTCCTAAACCTATGTGCGATATTAGATAACAAAAGGGTAACCACGATAGGAGAGTTAAGTTACATGACTGGTATTTATACGCAAAAGCTTTTTTACTACGTTAAAACCCTTCAGAAATACGGAATTGTAGAGTTAAAAAAAGAGAGAATAACTACGATAGTAATGTTGAAAGATTACGAATACTGTCAGCGATTATTTCAAATACCAGACAGTTTTACAGTATCCTTTTAATAATAGCTTTTTCTTAAGATAAAATTAATGCCTACTATCTGTAGTAATGTACCTACGTATTCTCTCTACGATGTAGCTAACTCTATAGGCGTTAATATACCTTCTGACGCTAAAAATGTTACATGTTTATCATGCGAATTATTAGCTTTACTTACGTGCACAAGTCAGAACTTAAACAATTTACTAATGCCTACTTTTACGCCAATAACAGAGAATAATGTATTTACAGTTTTACCTCAAAATAATGCTTTACTCTTTAACGCTATTAAAAAGTACTATAGGACATTAGGTAAGTTCTTTAAAAACGATGCTTTCTTCTACGCAATTTTATATGACTTATACAATTTAAGATATTACGGTATAACGATAACCAATAACGTAGTTAGTGGATTATTTAACTTATTACAAAACGTGTTAACACAGTTTGCAAACTCACTAAACAATTTCTTTATTACATTAATGAATAACTATATCTCAGCTAACCCAGCTAACGTAATGTACTATTTCTTTAATAATTTTTACCAGTTAACTGGATTAGTACCAAATGGGGCTTACTTAACTAGCTCTACTGGATCAAATTTCATTACGCCTAACCCATCTTTTTCTCCTAATCAAAACGGATACCCCTTTACCATCTTATTTCCTACTGTAATCTTACCTAATGGAAACCAAATGATAATAGGAGTGGGTATAGGCTTTCAAGCTTACGGATATTTAACCAATACTAGCACTAGTACTAATACTTATTCACCTTATATACAGTACGCAGTAATGATAATACCATCAATTTTCGCTATAAAAGAGCCTACAGCTAACGTAATAATACTAAATTATCCTTATACTCAACCATCATCTTTTAATAGTTTCATCAACTCAAACTACAACGCTAACATACAATTCCACTTACCTATAATAAGTGTTTCAATATCATCTTTCTCATTAAGTAATTTAAGTAATAACCAGTTTTACACCCCTTACCAAATAGTAAGTTTAGTTAACGGTAATAATACACCTAACTCACAGACAGCGACAGACTCAGAGATATTAATGTTAGCTAACAATTTAGATTTAATAGTAACTTTTATGATGTTTCAACCAGCTTTTACAAATATACTTACTGGACAGCAATTAATACCTAATGTATCACAACCTAACTATACAGAAATTTATTGGGCATACCCCTCAACAAATAATAAGATATATTCGGTATTAACACAAACTGGTTTAGTAGTCTATGGCGTTACTGGCTTAGTAGATTACTTTTCATCCATAGCCTCAGTTACAGCTATGAATACACCATCTTATACTGGAGTAACCCAGACTAACTTATCAGTGCTAAATTGCTTTACCTATAATAATGTAAACTACTGTCTAGCTTTCAGCTCTAACCCGATAATTGCGACAGATAACTTAAACGTTCAAGTACCATCTTATATTTACGTAATACCTACAGACTCAATAAACTATAACTTAGCCACATCTTATTATACAATATATAATAACTCATCTAGTACAATAACTTATCAAATAGAGAACACAGCAGTTTATGCCACACCTAGCACTTTCTTTTTTGGATCTCTAGTACCCAATAACGTAGATATAACTGATATAGTCCATGCATGGTTTGATAATTTCTATCAGAATGTGCTAATACTGTTCTATGCCCCTAATTATTTTGTACAAACATTATCACAAATACCACCTAAAAATAGTGTTACGACTATTTCGATAGCTTTTCCGAATAACAATCCCCAATTAATAAGTGAACTAAGTTTCAGTGCCTTATCCTTTATTTTGCAATCATACTTACAAGGTCTAATAAGTTTTCAATATGTAGTTTTACCCACTTTCCAATTCTTCCCATCTATTAAGATAAACAATCAACTATATAGTAACGTATATCTACAGTTAGATGCTAATAGCGTTACCATTACGCCATCTGGAGTATCATCTCCAGCAGGTATATTATGGAATGGTTCATCTTTCGTTATTATAGAGCCAAATACTACGATAGCCTCTACATCATCTCTTAATATGATATATAGTTCAGATATCTGGAGTACTGATAATATAGAAGCTAATAATGTGCCAGTAAATGTATTTTCAACATTAAGCCCACCACAACCTAAACAGTATGGCTATATATTAGATATAACAACTAGCACAACTATACAACCTTACGGAGGTCAGTTTAATGGTTATATTGTAGACTCAAGTAATGAACAGTTATATCAAGGAACAATAACAATTAATAGCCCTAATAACCAGTCTCAACTAATCTATTATTACCCAGTAGAAACTTTCGTAACACAGTCTGGATCTGTAATCGTAGATACTAGTAGTATATTTCCATCAACTGTTACCATACAAACTATTAATGGGTTAGAACTATTAGCTATATTAGGAGTAATAGCAGGAGGTGCAGGAGTGGCTTACTATAAAAAACATAAAAAGGAGATGAAACATGAGTAGCGTATTTACATCTTGTGTAGAGGGAGCAGTAACTGGATTTGCAATATCATCTATGTTAGTGTCTTTAGGAATTGTAGCCGTGGGAGTACCACCTGTAGCCGTAGCTTTAGGAATAATATTAGGTGCGACAGCTTTCGGATGTGCAATTTTTACATTAGCCAATCAACACGCTATACAGAGTACATCAGCTTTAACTGTAGAAGCATTAATTACAGCTTTAGTAGCAGAACAGAATGACATTAACGACTTAATGACTGACCTAAACAACTTCTTATCATATTTATATAACAATGCACAAACTATTACTAAAGGTATACAGTACGACATCTTATGGATAGTAGCGACTAGTATTAATCAACCCTTATACGCAGTATTAAACTATGTAGAGAAATACGCACAGTTATTTACGGGTAATTTAGTATCAGCTTATCAAAAGTTTTTCCAATCGTTAGTTAATTCAATATATGGTTTATTTAACACTATAAACGCCAGTTACTCAGTTATCCAAAATGTACCTTTTACATTTAATGGGGTAACAGTATACCCTACTCAACTAGAAGACGCGGGTTTACTAGTATACGAAACACAACTATTAGGTCAGAATATATACGTACCTTTTGGGTTCTACATTAAAGACACTCTAAACAATATTTACATGTACTTATTTTCACAGTTACCATCTGGTAATTATTACTTATATTCCAGCGTAACAAACAGTGCTTACAATAATAGCATAACCTATAATTATTTTGTAGGGTTCTTAAACTATAAATACCTAATAGATCCCCTTAGTGGGCTATTAATAGGCAGAGCATTAAATACTGGTAGTGTCCCCTCTGGAGCATCTGGAAATGGGATGACTTTTGATAATGTACAACTAGACTATCCTTATTCATACACTGGAGGATTTATAGATACTAACGCTAACTCAATATTCATACTAATACCTACTACATCTTCTGGAGATACAGTTAACATATATTTCGAATACTACAATAATGGAATAACATTTTACGGTTTCAATTACGAAAACCAGACAGTAGCGTTTTCATGGGCTCTTAACGTATATAATTACATCAATTTCCTAAACAATTTCTTTAACCAGATAAGTAATTTCGCCACACAGATCTACAACTTATTACAGTCCAATGGTATAACTAACCCTACTCAAGCAATACAGTATTTAGGTCTAGGAGCTATAAACTTAGCATTTCCATCATGTAACCCCTCTTATATTTATGAAAATAATATAGTTCAACAGTTCCTAAATGCCTTACTAAGTCAGCAAAAACTACAACTAAACACTAACCTCAACTTAGTATTTCCTAATTTCATATACTCCTCTTCAGTTACTATTAACGGACAGACATATCAAGATGCCTATATCCAATTATTTGATCCAGAGTTAACTTTACCTAATACAACACAATACGGAGGATGGTTATACTTACCTAATAACAATCAAGTAATACCGATAGCACCTAATACTTATATTAAGACTTCTAACCCTAAAAGATGGTCTTTAGACATATGGTATCCAGATAACCAAATAAGCGAATGCCAAATAGTACCAGTAACAGAATTCCAATCTATCAATCCTAATCCACAGAACACAGAAGGGTTTATACTAAACGTTAACAATACAACAGTAATAAGTAATACTCAGACTTTCAATAACGCCTATATAGTAAGTAATACAGCTACTATATTATATAAAGGTACAATAACTGTAACAGAATCAACTCCTATAACTTATGTTCCAGCACAGTTAGCTTATCAAGTCTTCTACGGAAATGAGATAACAGATACATCTCAGATAATACAACAAACCCCATCAACAAGCTATTTAGTAGTCTTACTAATACTATTATTAATAGGTGTAGCAGTTGGTAAGAAAATTAACAAAAAGAGAACTTAACCAGTTTATAGGGGCTATATCTCAAACATACAATACTGTTAAAAATGATCCCGTAAAAAGCAAAAGATTAAAAAGGATCTTAACGAAAACACTCAAAAAAATAAGTTACCTTTTAGAAGAGTAATAAAAAACCCTAACCTGTCCGTTTTTTTGCCACGTTATCGTTTCCTCATGTTTATTTACGATAACTACAGCACCTAAAGATTTCATAATAATGTGGTCTCCCTCGTCCTCAACCTCTTTCGGATAAAAAATAATTCCTTTAGATTTCAAAAAAGCTAATGCTTTTTCTTGATTAATCATTAAAATCGACCTCTATAACTTCTATTGGCTTTAAATCCCAAAAAATTTTACCTTTAACCACACGACCCGTATTTTTAGCTATATAGATTTTCATGGCTAAGATATTTAAGATTATTAAACTACAGACTCTTCCGAAAGTAATTTACCTTCTTTCTTTATCTTTTCGTATCTCCTAATCATGGATTTAACGTAAGCCCTACATGTCTTAGGTACCCTTCTAAAATCCCTTATCTGTCCATTTCTAAACATAATAGCATACTTAACAGCTATCCTATTCTTAATATGTGCGTTCATATGAACACTTAAATTAGAAAAATAAAAACCACATAAAGGGCATTCATAAAAAACTATACCTTTATATAAATAACGCTTAGCGTGAATGTAAAAATGATTAGAGTTAACCTCTGTTTTGCATATCGGACATATCATTCTTAATTTCTCTCCACCTTCTTAATATTAACCGAGCACTTTTATATATTCTCTCCCTATTATCAGCACCACTAAAAGCTCTTAAAAACATGTATACGTCATCGTAACTAGCTCCTTGAGCCATTAGTTCTAAAACCAGAATGTTATAACCTTTTAACGTCCCTCCTAAGTGTGCCATCAAATGAGCAGACAGTTCGTATTTATTTCCAGCCAAATAAGGACACAGAGGACACTCTAAATAACCCTTATGCTTAACAGCATGAGTCATTATATGACCCGGTTTATTGTAAATACCTTTACAAATAGGACATAATGGCACTTTATTCACCATCTACTAATGTATATATCCTATAACCCTTTAACCACTTTTTGTAAATCCTTATCTTTCCATTTATTATAAAAAACCTATCATGCTCTTGAAGATCCTTTACCCTTATTAGGTAATAAATCCCGTTAGACTGATAACCCATAATAAAAATGGGCATCTCTTTATACCTTTTTAACATTTCTAACCTTTTCTCTACGATTTCCTCTTTCATTTTATAACCCCAAAAACTATAGTGCTTTTTTAGCTTATAAAAATTTGGTAGGTAGTCTAAAGATTTAAAAATAAGCGTTACCATACTTTTTTAGGTGTATAAAAAATGAGTGATAACCTAAGTCAGGATGATTTACGCGTTCTCGGAAAAATAATCAAGTTAGAAAGACCTTATGAGTGTGGTCCTATAGAGTATAAAAGGTACTACTTTTACCCATGTTTAGAGGATACTGGATCCTATATCATAACAGCGACTGACCCATCTCAAGTAATAGAAGATGAGGACATTATGGAATTGGTAAAATATAACTACTCATTAGAACTAGTAGTAGTTGAACCTTACGATGAACAGCAGGTAAAATTACTTAAAAGAAACAAAAGGAGATACGCCACAATAGTTAACGGTAGACTTATCGAGAACAGACTAAAGTACTTAGGTGTCAAAATTGGCAAACCCTCTTAACAGAGTTAAGTCTTTTTTTTCCCGTGTAGCTAAAACAATAAGCGAAAGCCCGATAGGTAAAGCCTTTAGAGCAATAGGAGAAAAGATAGGAATAATTAAACCAAAACCACCACCTCCCCCTCCTAAACCTCCCACAATTACACCATTAAAGACTCCAGCAAAACCACCCACAGTTACACCATTAAAAACACCTACACCTCCTAAACCTCCCACAGTTACCCCTCCTAAACCTCCTACACCTCCTAAACCAGTTACCCCTCCTAAAGTTACTCCCACAATTACCCCAGTAAGAGCAGTACCTTTTAGACCTAGAAAAGTGACTTACCAATTGATAATCGCCACATGCGTTAGAATAATACAAACCAGATATGGTAAAGTTAAGTTAATAATACTTTATTCTGAAGTTGTAAGACCTACTGAGAACTTATACGATAAGATAAGCCAATTAAGAGGGATAAACTGTCATGACTTTAAAGTTTACACTTTTGATCATTTACCCACTAGAGACGATATAGAGAGAGCTTTAGCAAATTACCTATACCACACTCCCCTATAGTGATGCCTATGGATTACGCCTATAAACAGTTCACATATGACTCTGAGGCGTGGCGTATACCAAATAGGGCTATGAAAAAAGAAATACAGAAATTCGCTATAGCGTGTTTATATGACGGAAAAAGTTCAATGATACTTAACAGTCCAGAAGAAGTAGCTAATACGTTTATCAAAATACTAAACTACTATAAAAGAGCCATTATATGGGCTCATAACTGGCGTTACGATATAAGTTTAATAGATGAGGTATTCTTAAGAAAAGCATATGAAAACGGATTAATGGCTTCTATCCCTAGGCAGGATCCATTTTATATATTCCTAAAGAAAGGTGACCATATCTTACTATTTAACGATACTACTAACTTCTTTAAAGGCGTATCACTCAAAAAACTAGCAGAACTATTTAATACGAAACACAGAAAGACCTTTACAGAAAGAGACTATAAGATGAGTGCTAAGAAATGGAATGAGATGATAGCATTCCATAAAAATAAAGTAATAGAGGGAGTTAAGGCAGACGCTATAACCCTTTATGAGGTAGTGCGTGAAATGCAAAAATACTTTAAACAAATACATAAGGACCTTCATACTAAGTTCATTTATTCAAACATAAGCATACCACAAATAGCCTTTAGATTAGCTAAAAGAGCTATCTACGAAAAACTGACAGAAAAATACGGAAAGAAAAAAGGAGTAGATAAACTAAGGTGGATGTTCTCCCACCACTTTAAAGAGGAAAGAATTAAAATAAACGAAACAGTACTAGAGTCATATTACGGTGGGAGAGTAGAAGCGTTTATCCTTAATTATAAGCCAGAGTACTTAAGAGTGTTAGATGTTAATTCCTTATACCCCTACGTTATGCGTTCATTTCCTTACCCCACTGTGCCTAGCCAAAACAAAACAGAAACGTTTATAGCAGATGTAAAATATGAGTGCAAAAAGTGGTCCAGAGTATTACCAGTTATAACTAAATACGAATTCGATGACGGAGAGATAATAACAGAAGTGTATACAGATAAGCGTAAAATGACCAGTGTAGAAGTTAAGATGATAGAGGAAAGCCCAGACTGTAAAATCATAAGTATAGAAAATCCGATATATTTCGAAAGTGAAATACTGTTCAACAACTTTATCGATTACCTATATAGGATAAAACAAGAGGCTACTGAAAAGATGCTTAAGGTACCTAAAGATAGCGATGAGTACTATAAGTACAAAATACTCAGAGAGACAGCTAAGTTAATCATGAACTCCAGCTACGGTAAATTCGGACAGCATAAACAAAGGTCCAAAATATACCTAGTAGATGAGTACTTAAGTAAACTTGATACTACTGGAAAGCTAATCATAAGGGCATTAATAGACCAAAAGATTAAAGATGTAGATGAAAACGCGATTTTTGAGTATAACGGAAAGAAACATACAGTGTTAGGAAAGAGCCTTATAAGTATAGTAGAAGACGCTAAACCAGAGTACCATGTACCTATCGCGAGTTTCGTTACAGCTTACGCTCGCCTAGTCTTATACCAATTAATAGAAAAAGCAGGGAAAGAGAACGTATTTTACGGGGATACCGATTCGATATTTACGAATGATAACGGATATTATAACTTAAGAAATGAACTAAGCGATACTGAATTAGGTAAGCTAAAGTTAGAAGAGGATAAGAGTGGTTACTTAAAGATATTCGGTAAAAAGTATTACCTAAAATTCGATGAATACGGAAACGTAATAGACTATACGATTAAGGGTATATACCAATTCGATATAGAAAAGGCTATAAGAGAGGGTAATAAGCTAATCCTAAAAGATGATAAAGGAGAGATCCACATTAATATAGAAACTGGAGAGGCTATAGGATATCAAATTAAAAGACATGTGGGAGAAAACCAGTTCATATTTGAGGACCACCCAATAAACTTAACCCCAAAAAAGAGGTTATATTACGTAAAAGAGGGTCACTTAGAGATAGGTTACCCATTAGAAAAAGTCATTTAAACTTAGCCTCTTCTGTAATTAACCTAACTTCTAGAACTCGCCTTTTCATCACGTATTCCAGTTCTAAATAAACGTTAATCATTAAAAAAGGGTTAAGCATAAAGAAACCTATGTTTTTCCTTACCCCAAAACCCTTAGGTAAGTTTTCTCCCTTAAAGGTGTCCCTAAACCATTCCATTATCTCTAAAGCGTCTGAAAAGTCTATACCCCATGATGTTAAATTAAAAAACTTAAAAAAGCAGGGTAACTTTTCTCCCCAATCCTGTAATATTGCGTTTAATATGTATTCCTTTATCTCACGTTCTAAATCTGGGTCTAACATTTTGTAACCCCAAAAAATAATTATCCCTAAAAGATATAAAGGTTACGCTATAGAAGTCTTAGTAGAAAAAATATGAAAAGTATTATCTAGATAATCTTTAGAATTATTCCGAAATAGAAACAGCGTACCCGTCCTCGGGAGGTGGGAGAGGGGTGTAGGTTTGTTTGGCAGGTGAGAGAGAAATTCAGTTTTTTGGAGGTTCCTTATATAGGTAACGGTGGGAAATTGAATTTTGAAGTAGGGTATTACAGATTTTTACGAAAATTGCCCTAAAGACCTTGGGATAACGGGAGAAAGCAAATAGGCAGC